CAGTCTGAGCTGCTTCATAGGCAGCCTGCGTTCCTGCTCCTTGGGCCATGGTACCTAAAAGGCCACGCCCTCTAGTCAAGGCAAACATAGCTGCGGCAGCCCCACCGCGGGGAATGTCAGACAGCTCCATGCCCGGCGCAATCACATACTCTTGATCGTCGATGCTGGACCTAAGGATGGGGTTGCCATTCTCATCAAACCGGACTCTAACCTCAGGAAACTGCGTTTTAATGACCTGTGCCATTTCCGCAGGGGAGCCCATGATGGTGCCGAAGGCTGTTTTGAAAACAGGCATAGAGAAGAACTTATCAAACTCTGGCATTTGCTGATAAGAAGGCAGCGTGCGCGTCAGGTCCGTGGCCCGTCGTTCGCCAGTAAAGGCCTCGCCAATACCTTCAAAGAAACCCATCTCTTCGCCCTCAGGCGCAGTGGGTAAAGTAGCAGGCTGAGCGGCCGCATTTTCTGCAGCTACAAGACGGTCGTACTCCGAAACCATCAGGTTGAAATCATCGCTGCCCTGTTGATCAGCATTATCAAGCAGCCACTGACCAATGTCGTCAGCGGTAACGGGCTTTGGAGTTGAAGAATCTGTGTTGTTTTCTTCTGCCATGTTTTACCTACCTAACAGCGCATTGACTCGAGAACGGACATCAGAGGGCTCATCTCTTTCCCCTGTTATTGGATCAGCGGGAATAGGAAGCGGCGTGTCTTGGAGCATGCCGCGGGAGACCTGAATCAGAGGATCAGCTCGTCCAGAGGCTAGCGTCTCGTTCCAACGCATGATGTTGTTCTCTTCTGCTCTACGTCGGATACGTGCCATCTCTAGCAACGTGTCTTTAGTCAGAGTGATTCTACCTGCAACCACCTCACGGAGGAACTCTCGTTCTGCAGGAGTATCCAAGCCTCGAGCGCCTACGCCCAACGCAGAGATTGCTCCAAAGACTTCCTTACCCAGTGCTGAGTTAAGGAGCTCAGTATCAGACAGTTTTGCAATCTGCGAAGGATCATCCGCAAATAGGCTTTGAACTTTTCGTATATTTTGACGGAACTCCGCACCGAATCCAGTATCCACATCGCCTTCTTGAAGCAACTTGATAGTCTCGTCAATCTTACGTATGTTTCCTGTAGCGTCCAACGCAGCATTGTACTGCTCGGTCAGGCCTTCCGTTAGTAGGGTAAGACCGACTTTCTCAAGTGTGTTTTCGCCCATGTCCACTACCGGCGCAGGAGGTCGCCCACCTGCAATGCTTATCTTACCTGCTTGGTCTATCTGCCAAGGTAGCTCGGCGTCGAGGCCCATAGACGTAATCTCCTCAGGCGTCAACAAGCGAGAGGTCTTCTGCTTAGCGATCTCTTTATAGAGGTCCGCCTGCTGCTCAGCTAGTGCAAGGTTAGATGCCTCAGCCGCGGCGCGTTCTTGCTCCGCCCGCTGCATTGCAGCAAGCTTAAGGGTACGTGCCTCTTTTGACATGCCCGCTGCAGTTGCTCCAATCTTGCCCGGCAGCTGACTGACTGCGCCGGCTAAACGAGCTGCCTGAGACCCACGCAACGGCTGACCGCCGGGACCTACATTACCCGCATACTGAAGGGCCGCTTGCCCGATGTCGAACAGCATTTGAGCCTGTGCTGCGTCCCTACCGGACCCCAGCATCGCTTCGTATTCAGGGTAGAGCTCTGCTGCGCGTGCCTGTACGTCAGGCAGTTCCGCAGGCTGTTGTGCTAATCTTGAACGTATTGCGGCATTTGCCATTTCTACGATGTCAGGCGAGTAGGAAGCACCGTCTGCAGGGGTAACGCCCGCCTCACCGCTACCTTCTTGAAAATGTTGAACGTAGCCTCCTTTAGCCATAGCCATAGGAGCAGGTCCTTGGTCCATGATTGGAGGACTCATTGGTCCTTGGTCCATGGGCAAAGAAGCTATGCCCCCCGCGTCTGCAGGGGGCATAGAAGAACCGGCGGGGAGAGTACCGGGTGCTGCTACTGGTGGCATCATAGGAGGCATCATAGGAGGCATCGCTGCGGCGGCCTGCTGCTGAGCCAAGATAGGCTGCAACAGCGCCAAAACACCTTCAGGCGTCTCTGCGGCCGCGTTGTATCCTACGAGATCAGCAAGCTCTTCACGACGTGCGTCGAGAGAGCGGATGTCGCCTCGCAAATTGTTCATCAAGATTTCAGGAGAGTCTGGCCGACGGTTCATCATGTTGGCCATATCGGCGTCGTCGCCTTCTTTCATCTCGGCTTCTTCGCTCATCATCTCTTCAAGGATATCTTCAAAGTCATCCATGAAACCGGCCATAATGCCGACGTTTTCGACTTCGTCGTCATCTACCATTTGAATCTTTTCTTTAGCCATTCCTGTATCCCCTAAAATAATCCGGCTTTCTGAGCGCCTGCTGCGGTAGATAGGCCGGCTATACCAAGACCCAATGCTGATTGTAGCGGGCTAGCGCTAGGAGCGGTTTGCGATGTGAGTGACATCTGCGTGGTAGGCGCACCGCGGTAGATGTCTGACACAAAACCAAGCTGCTGATACGGTGCCATGGACTGCTGTAGCTGAGTAGCCCGAATTGCATCGAGCTGCTGCTGTTCTGACTGACGCTCGAGTCCGCCGAGTCCGGCAAGTAGGCCAACGTCTGCAGCGCCAAGCTGCTGAGTCGCCTGACCAAGCGCGCCGTACTGCGTGCCGAGGGCCCCCATCTGGCCGCCGAGCCCGCCAAGGGCCTGTGCCTTAGAAATGTCTACGCCTGCTTGCTGAGCAGTGAGTGCCCCGATGCCTTGACCGAGATTAGCGAACTGCATGCCCGCTTGACCAAGTGCTTGGCCACCGGCTAGCTGTCGCTGCTGCTGAGACTCAAAACCTGTTTGAGCTGCCTGTTGAGCCTGCAGATAGTTCTTGGCGTAGTCCTGCATGATGCGCTGCATCATCAGGTCCTGAACGCCACGTTCGAACTCTGCACGTTGAACACCTTCACGAGTGCCGCCAAAGGCTCCCGCTCCAACCGCCTGAGCTGCCTGACCCTGACGAGCAATATCAGCCTGACGACGCATTTCACCAAGAGCCTGCTGTGTCACGGCTTCTTGATAAGGGTTCATATAGGCCTGAGCTGAACGGGGGTCATACGCCTGAGCTGAGCCTAAAATACCGCCGATGCCTTGGCCTATAACAGGGACTGCGCGGCCAAGCATCTCTTGTGCTGCTTGATATTGAGGAGCGGTCTCAATCGCACCGGCGGCTAACGCTCCACGCTGAGTAAGGTCCATGCCTTGCGTAACGCCCTGAGCACCGGCCTGAATATAAGGCTCAAAGGCACCCACGCCCTGCTTGGCAAAGTCAATCGCTTGCAGCTCTGTTCCAGAAAGACCCGCAGCCTCTACGGCAGGAAGAGTCATGGGCTGTTGGTATAGACGTTGTGCCTCCTGTAAAAGGCCAAGCTTATACGCCTCGACCTCAGGGGCTTCTCTAACTATCTGACCAGTGTAAGTTACGTCAGCCATTATGCACGGCCCTCCAGTTTCTTCATTAGCGCATACATACGCTTCGCGCCTTTGCGCCGTGATCCGTCGCCCATGTTGCGTACTGCTTTAGCAGTGAATACAAACTCGCCGTCGCTGAGCATTGCAGGGATGTCATCCGAAGTGCCAGTGCCCGGTCCGCTTATATGTCCGTTTTTACGTGGGAACTTAGAGCGGTCTGCCTCACCACCTCTAGCCGCACCCATTACTGGCTGTGGCCGATAATATTGGAAAGGCGACGTGGTTGAGACTGTGTTAACGCCACCAAAGCGCAGGCCGTAAAGGTCTGGGCGCTGCTGTAGCAGTTGTTGGCCGGGAGAGATGCCCATTGCCATGTCTTCAAAGCCCGGCGGTACTTGTGGCTCTTCTGCCTTAAATCCACCAGTCAAGCCCATGATACCGAGGCCCGTGGCTGCGGCAGGTCCGTACTTAGCAAGTAGACTTGGGGTAGCTGCCTTAGTATAAGCGGCAGTTACAGCATCACTTGCTGTATTGTTTAGTATCTGATCCTTAATAACATCAGCACTGGTACCAAATTGATCAGCGACCTTTTGGAAGGCGCTCTCTTCTGCAGCCGACTGGATACGTCCGGGCATAATCCTGTCGAGACCGCGCTGAACCAAGCTTCGTTGCGCTTCTGCAGGCACAAATTGAGCCTCTGGGGCACCCACCATTGAACCAAGCTTTTGTGCCGCGGTGGGCGCTGCAGCTGGAGCCGGAGCGGCCACTCCTCTACCCGCTTCGTAGAAGCTAAAATCTGCTGTTGGCGTGGGCCCCTGACCTAATGTTGCTATGCCACTATCTGCAATAGAAGCACGTGTGATGCCTGCAGCGCTATCAACTGTGCCGGGGAAAGCTTGGGCCGTGGTCCCTGCTGCAGTTTCCGTGGCTGCTGTACCAAGATCAGGTAGAGCCGCTTGGTCCGGGGTAATGCCGACGGACTCTACGACAGGAGCTCCTGTGGTGGGAGCAGTGGAACGGAAAGCACTAGCGCCCTGAGTGATACCCGTGAACGCACCGGCCGTCAGGGCACCTATGGCGCCCGCTTTCAACGAGTCCTTCAGGTTACGACCACTGATCAGAGAAGTTCCAGCAGCGGCGACAAAACCTTGGGTAGCCGCCAACAAAGCAGGGGCTGCTGTTGAGCCGAAAAGGGCCGCTGCTGCAGGGCCAGCGACAAAAAACAACGTCGCGCCAATTACTATCTTTCCGACCGTAGTATTTGCAAACTTTTTAACTGCCTGTCCGACTTTTTTCAGCGCTTTACCAACACCCTTAAAGAGCTTCTTTAAGAAGAACTCAGGAAGGCCTGTGTAGGGGTTAATAGTGCCGCTGCCACCCATTTCCTTCAAAACCATCGCCTCACGTGGGGAGATGTGGGCAAGCATGGTGTCGCCGTAGCGGCCCTGCTGGCGAATGGCCTCGGTTATAGGACGCAACGTTGCAAGTCCGCCATTAGCAAAATTCTGGGGACCCATGGCCATCTCTGGCCCAGCGGTGGCAATCATTTCATCAACAGCAATGTTGAGCGCGCCAAAAAACTCCGCATCAAACTGTGGCGGAAGCAGGTCTTCAGGAACATCCTGAGCCATATACTTCATTCGGATTTCCTGATAACGCTCAGGAGAGGCCAGAATCTCGTCAACCATCGAGTTTAGGACGTCAAGGACCTCCCGGGGCAGCCTAAGCTCTCGTAGCTCGGCTTTGAACTCCGCAACGGCCACAGGATCGGCCTCGGCAGCAGTGCTGAGCATGGTCTCATTGAATTCGGAGGGCGAGACGTCCTGCCGCATCTTCTCGACGGCGGCGAGGTCCTCTGGTCTCATTTCGGCGGGGGGTTGCATTGGGAGGCCCGCTATTCCTCCCGACATCGCATCTGCCATGCTTTTTTCCTTTATTTGTAGGAGACCACACAGGGTCGCGCGCCGGGAGACGCGGAAATTACGACAATTATCAACAAATTGTTAGTTTCTGTCCACTTCCATATACGATAAATAAAAGTCAACATCCGCTAAACTGCTAGTCACTTTCATTATGTCTGCTTCTTCCATTACACAAGACACCCCATTAAAAGCGTCCATTGTGCTGTCAATGGCTAAAACAGTGTCTTCAAGTATTTTATAGGGGGTAGCTCCACCATCAGGATAAATAGCCAAATTTATGGTGGATGTTGCAGAACCCGTATTCGTAATACGCAAAGACGAGATTACCGCGGTATTCGCCGCAGGAACCGTATAAATCGTTGTCTCTGTTGCAGCACTTGGGGTCAGGTGCTCTCTAAAATATTTTACAGCCATCAGGGCGTCTCCGCAGAAAGCATCGAAACAGTCAATATCACCGAAGCGATTCCCGGTCTTGTTGGGCTAGTGTTGGCCGCTGCTGATTCAAGATAAACCAGTAAACTATCTGACCACCATGCCATCTCAAGGTAGCTATTGGCGGGGTCTGTCACCGTAAAGATACCTGATATATCCGCCACAACGTGACCCCATGTAGTGGCGTTTTTACGTACTAGGACATCATAACGAGTGTTACTAAATGGATAGTTTACGCCGCTGTCCTTAGCCCAGAGTTCCATTTCGTGGACAGTATTATCCTCGTTAACTCCCTGACAACGCAAAGACACAAAATATTGGCCAGTGTGGTCGAAAACCAGCTTAGAGGCCCGTGATCCGTTGACCGTGGTGCTTGCTGTGAGCTGCGACGTATCCACAACATAGAGCCCTACGCCACCTGTCGTGCCACTGGTTTGGGAGACAATGCGGGTGCCCGCCGTGACCCCAGTGCCGGTAAGCGTCATGCCAGAAAGCAATGTGCCTGAGGCTACCGCAGTTACGTCCATTACGGTTCCCGCTGAGCCTGCCCCGTCGTCTATCTCAGCAGTAAATTCCGCTTCATGTGACTCAACTCGAATGCCTCGCTCAAAAATAGGCGTATCGTAAGTGATTATATTCTCTAGCGTTGTGCCTAAACTGGTAAGGTCACTCTGGTTCATCACCATGGCATGAGGCAACTGAACCCCATAGTCTAGCTGAAAACCACGAACGCCCGGCGCGTTTCCCTTCATCCACAACATCGAGGCCGCGACGTTTTGATCAGGTATAGCCGTGTAGCTCGAGTTTAGCTGAAAGACAATCTGCTCTAATGACCGGATGAGCTGATTGAACTGCTCGGGGCTATACTGACCCGCCGCGGTATCCGGTAGTCGGACGTTCTGAATCTTGCTCATCGCAGACCATCCGGCTTGATGTCAACGCGCATCGTGCCGTAGCGCCAGTTGGTATTGACCTCGTTGCTTGTGATCTTCAGCGCTATCTGTCGCCCACGGGCCCTTGTGTCAACCTTTTGCGTTGTTGGCGTGATGACATACGGGTCCAATGAGCTCGGGCTTGCTGTGGCCTGCGGATACGGGCGCAGGAAGAGGTTAACGGTCAGGTTTCCTTCTTGGTCCTTGAAGTCAGGGATAAACCTGCTCATCAAAAGCATCGTGTCACCGTCTCCGATGTCGAAGTAGCCTGAGTCGATAAAGGCCGTAATGGCGCTACCGTCTGCTTGATTGACCCCATCTTCGTGGTTGTAAACCAAAGTTCGGCCTGCAGTTAGCCCGTAAATAGTGCTTATAGTGTTCTGCGTGCTCTCAGGGAGGTATTGTGTGCCAACTGGGTTCTCAAAAGAGCTTACATCCTGCCAAGACGTGCGAGCTAGTGACCCCTCTGACCAGACGTTTTCAACGTAGTTAAATGTCACGCAGCGGTCAATATAGTCGGAGGTATAGCTGCAGTAGAACCACGTCACCTCGTTAAAGTCGGAGTTAAGTGCCGCGTAGACCTTTTCTTCCTGTACCAGATTGATGTCGTCAAAGACGTAATCCTGAAGGGTGCAGGGAAGTTTCTTCACAGTACCGTCAAAGACGTAGAATGCCTCGTGGCCCATCCAAAAGGCCAAGCCGTTTACCTCTATTGCCGCATGTGGTCCCAACGCCCCGCAGTTAGTGCCCAGTTGCTGAAATCCGAAGGTATACGGAGGACCGATGTATTGCATACCATGCAAGGAAGTGTCCGTTAAAACCAGTATCTGGCCACGAGATCGAACCGCTGTCTGAATCCTGTTACCGTCAGAAAGGCGTTGGCCGCCTGCGGTGTTAGTAGCTGACTCGACAAAGGTGTTGATGTCTTCTTGGTCAGAGAATCGAACAAATAAGGGGTCCTGAGTGTCTGGGTCTCCTATGGTGGTCTCGGTTCCAAAACAAATAAGATGCCTGTCTGGGCTTGAAACAAGCATATAGCTACTAGCAGTTGGAGCCCCTGCCACTAATGTGGCGCGTTGATCCACGCCGCTATCTGGATTCCATTGATAAAGTCGTCCATCGACAAGCTGCATAAGCAGAACTTGGCCAAAGTTATCAAATCTCCAAGATCGAGAGCTTAAGGTTTCTACTTGAGCATCTGTCCGTGCAGTGCCCCAAGTGCCTGCGCCCCAAGTCCCTGTACCAAAACCATAGTCAAAATAACTAACATCAGAACCGACATTGATTTGATAAGCGCCTATCACGGAGGCGCCCCCATTACCACTGTCTGAGCCGTCTGCATTGACCGGTGCGGTGATGGTATAAGTGCTAGAGTTAACGACCTCAGTGATTTCCCACTCTGAATTAAGAATCTCGGCGGTGATTTGGCCCCCAAGACTTACTGCGCCGCTGAAGGTAACAAAGTCACCTTGGATAGCTCCGTGGTCCGTATCGGTAACAGTAATAATCGCGGAGCCTGAGGAGGCTGAAAAGGTGACATCTCCTGCGGAAGTGGTGCTTCTCAGAGGAGTAATGTCGTGCCAAGCACCCCCTAAGTTAACGTAAACCTTTCTGTCGGTGCCTGTGACAAGATAAGGAGTGCCGGCAAGGCTGTTCCAAGAAAAGGTGTCGCTTGCAAACCCGACCAAGTAATCGGCGGTGTCGTTAAAATAGGTCCAACCGCCTATTTTTTCAGGTAGCCCATAACGAAAACGGATGTTATCACCATCCGTCCAACCGCCTTCAGCGCCGTATTCGGTGTTCTGCTTGTCAATACCGGGCTTTAGCGCCAGTCTTAGATATGCCATACGCGGTTACCAATCTCGTCACAGGT